AAAAACATATAATGTGACAGAAAATGTAATAGAAATAGAACCAAATACATTTCAAACTACACTAAAAGTACCAGATTGGACTCAGATTCAAAATCATAATATTTTTGAATTTGGATATGCTAAATTAAAAGATAAATTAATTGAATTATATGGTTCTGAAAATATTGAGGATGACCATACTACAACTGCATCTCAAGGAACTTTTGCCGAAGCTTACGCTGAAGATTTAAGAGTAAGAAACGAAGGAAACCTTTAATAAAATAATTATGGCAATTTTTACAAAAGTAGAAGAAACAACAATTTTAGGAAATACAGTTAATAGATTGTTTACTAACATACTAAGTTATGATATTGGTAGAGATGATTGTAGAGTTAGATATGAACTTAGATATGTAGACCCTAATAGAGAGTCAGTAGCAATACCTGATACTATTATTACATCTAATATGTGGAAAGTACCGGTTGATGTTTTAAGTGCATGGTCTGGTAGTAATACCCATTTGGTAGATGAGTTATGTAAAACAATTGGATTAACACCAATAGAACATTCATCGCATAGCGATAGAGTATAAAGTATTTAATATAATATTTATAAAATATAAAATAAAAGATTATGGCAAGAACATACGAATGGTCAGTAAAACAAATAAAAAAAGCAGATAATGAAGATTTTACTGGAGCTATTATAGGCACACAATGGAAATTGATTGGTACAGACGATGATGGTCAATTTGGACAATTTGATGGAGCAACTCCATTTAAATTAGAACATATAAATCCAGATGATTATACTCCGTATGAAGAACTTACAGAAGAAATTGTAGTTGAATGGATTAAAAATGTAGCTAGTAGTTCAAATAATCCAACCTATTGGCAACATATTGACGAGGTAATAACAAAAGATATTTACACAAAAAGAAATAATATAAAATTAGTACCAATTGAATCACTTCCTTGGTCTACTGCTAGTTATGATTATGTAATGCCAACTGGTTCAATGATACCTCCTATTTAGGAATACTATACAAAATAAAAAATTTAAATGTTCAATTCACTTATTTATAGACAAATTTGTGTTTTGAACATTTTTTTTATATTTATATAGGTAATTATATAAGGTTTTCTTAATTACAAACTTAAAATACAAATTGTAGAAACAAAATGGCAGAAAGAATCGTATCACCTGGCGTATTCACAAGAGAAAATGACCTATCATTCTTAGCACAAGGAATAGGAGAAATTGGGGCAGCATTTATAGGACCTTTTAAGCAAGGACCCGCATTCGTTCCAACTATTGTGAGAACTCAATCCGAATTTGAGAACATCTTCGGCACACCTGATGGAACATATTATACTGAATATGCAGTACAAAACTATTTAAGAGAAGCTGGAGCAGCAACAGTAGTAAGAGTAGCTGGTATCGGTGGATATCAACAAGTAGCACCTTTGGGAATTTTAGTATCAAGTTCTCTTGGTACAAAAATAATTGGTACTTTACACTCAACTAAATTTGGTGATGAAGGAGTTGGATTTACAGCAATTGATACAAATATTACAGCTAGTGCAACCATATCTGGTTCATTTGTAATATCTGGAAAAGTTAGTTCTGGTTCAGCTGTAGCTAGTGTATCTGCATCAATTTTAGCATCCGCTACAAATGATTTAGCAGATGTATTTGGTGAATCTCCATTTGGAGCTAAAGCAGCATACGCTTACACTTTCTTTGAAAACGCAGCATTATTATATACTGGTTCAATCAATGATGGTTTAAATGGTGTAAGAATAAGTGAATTAAATTTACCAACACAAAACTTTGCATACGATGCACAAGTAGCATCTACTCCTTGGATTAAATCACAAATAGTAAGTGGTGAAAGATATGACCTTTTCCGTTTCCATAGTAATGGACATGGTAACACCTATAATACTAAATTTAAAGTTGGTATATCAAATGTTAAAGCAGCTGGTGAAGATGGTTCAACTGATTACGCAACATTTACTGTAACGTTAAGAACATTTGGTGATACTGATAAGAGAAAGAGTGTAGTTGAAACTTACAACAATGTAAACTTAGATTCATCTTCTCCAAGATATATAGCTAGAGTAGTTGGTGATAGATATTTTACAATTGATAATAATGGTAAAATAACCGAATATGGTGATTACTCAAATAAATCAACCAACTTTAGAGTTGAAGTAGTATCTGAAGGTTCATTCCCAATTTCAGCAGCACCATTTGGACACGCTGCATATATTAATCCAATTACAACTAACAACGCAACTGAAGATACTTATGTACCTCCAGTAGTTTTCCAAACCGGTTCGGCAAATAACACATCATCATCTCCTGTATATTATGCTGGTTTTGATTTTGAAAGTACTGGTATTGAAATGGATAATAAACAATATTGTAAACCAATTCCTAATAATGCAAACGCTGGTGCAAACGTAGTATTTGCTTTTGATGGTGCACAGGGTTTAACATACCAAATGACTGGTTCGGCTGCAGTGGATATGGTTAAAAGACAATTCTTAGTAGCATTCCAAGGTGGTTTTGATGGTGTTAATCCAACTGTATCTGTAGCTAAAGCTGGAGATTCTGATTGGGGACCAGCAAACAATCAGGGATTAGATTGTAATCGTTCAACCGCAAGTGGTTCAGTAGGATATACAAAAGGAATTAACGCTTTAGGAAATCCTGATGAATACGATATTAACTTAGTAGTTGCGCCGGGTATCAATAGACAATTACATCCAGCAATCACACAAAAGATTATTGATATGTGTGAAGATAGACAAGATTGTTTCTATATTGCTGACTTTACTGACTACGATGCTGATATTACAACAGCAACTGAGCAAGCAAATGCAGTGGATTCAAACTATGTAGCTTGTTACTATCCTTGGATGAAAACAATAGATGCTAACACAAACAAACTTACAACTGTACCTCCATCTACATTATTACCAGCGGTATTCGCTAGTAGTGATAGATTATCAGCAGAGTGGTTCGCACCGGCTGGTTTGAATAGAGGTGGTATCACTGGAGCAGTTAGTGTTTTAAATAGATTAACACATTCTGAAAGAGATACTTTATATGAGAACAAAGTAAACCCAATTGCAACTTTCCCTGGACAAGGTATCGTAGCATTTGGACAAAAGACTTTGCAAGATAGAGCATCAGCATTAGATAGAATCAATGTAAGAAGATTACTAATCACTGTTAAGAAATTTATCGCTTCAACATCTCGTTATTTAGTATTTGAACAAAATACTACTGAGACTAGAAATAGATTTATCAACACTGTAACTCCTTACTTAGAGGGTATCCAACAAAGACAAGGTTTGTACGCATTCAATGTTGTAATGGATGATTCTAATAACACACCGGATGTGATTGATAGAAACATATTAGCAGGAGCAATTTTTCTTCAACCGGCTAAGACAGCGGAATTTATTGTAATAGATTTCAACATCTTACCAACTGGAGCATCATTTGCTGGATAATATGAAAATAAACAAAATTAATATTTATTAATACAAAATAAAAGGAATACAACATGGCAGACGAATTAATACTACCGTACGATAAGATGATTTTCCAGCAGTTCGAACCAAAAATGAAGAACCGCTACTACATGGAAATGACAGATGTGGGAATCCCAGCGTATATGGTTAAAACAGCAAATAGACCTCAAATTAACTTTGAAACTGTTACTATCGACCATATTAACGTACAAAGAAAACTTAAAGGTAAAGGTACATGGCAAGATTTGAATATCACTTTATATGACCCAATTGTTCCTTCAGCGGCACAATTAGTAATGGAGTGGATTCGTTTATCACATGAATCTATTACTGGTAGAGATGGATATGCAGAATTCTACAAAAAGACTATTAACTTTTATATGTTAGGTCCGGTTGGAGATAAAATTGAAAAATGGACTTTGCATGGAGCATTTATATCTCAAGCAACATTTGGTGAAGTAGATTTTAGTAACGCAAATGAACCAGCAACAATCGATTTAGTATTAACTTACGATTACGCTGTTCTTGAATACTAATATTCAAAAAAACATAAAATTAAGGGGATTTCAAAAGAATCCCCTTTTTTGTGCTTTCCATTTTTTTAAAAACTATGTATTTATATATACAAACTTAAAACAAGTAAAGTTATGACAGAAAAACAATTTGATTTTCCAACCGAAGTGTTGGATTTACCATCTAAAGGTAAATTATATCCAAAAGAAAACCCTTTATCTTCTGGTAGAATCACAATTAAGTATATGACCGCAAAAGAGGAAGATATTCTTTCTTCTACAAATCTTATTAAAAAAGGTATTGTATTAGATAAATTATTTGAATCTATTATAGTGGATGATGTAAATATCAATGATATATTGGTTGGTGATAAAAACGCTATTATATTAGCAACTCGTTTATTGGGATATGGTGCAGATTATAAAGTATCATTTTATTCGTCTAAAACAAGTACATCATTAGAAACTACTGTTGATTTATCAAAAGTAGCAACAAAAGATGTGGATATGTCTGGATTTAATAATAAAAATGAATTTGAATTCACAACCCCAACAGGAAAAAATAAATTAACATTCAAATTACTTACACATGGTGATGAATTAGCAATTGATAAAGATATAACAGCTTTAGAAAAATTAAATAAGGATACTTCATTTGAAATCACTACTCGTTTGAGATATATGATTAAAAGTGTGGATGGTAATTCTGATATGGGTGCTATTACAAAATTTGTAAATAATTCATTTTTAGCTAGAGATAGTAAGGCATTTAGAGATTATGTAAAATCAATATCTCCTGATATGAATATGAAATTTAGTTATACTCATGAAGATGGTGAGGTGGAGGAGGCACCTATCCCAATGGGTGTAGGCTTTTTTTGGCCTGGCGAAGAATCATAGTGCACTACTTCATACTCAAATTTTTGAGATGGTGGAGTATAGTAACGGATTCACTATTATGGAATTGTATAAAATGCCAACGTATCTTAGAACTTTTTATTATAATAAATTAGTAGAATCTAAGAAAAAAGAAGCTGAAGCAAATAATAAAGCAACTCAATCGGCAAACGCATCTAAAGTTAGGTTTAAGAGATAACACTCTTATTCCTAACTTTTTTGTTTATGCGATATTTATAGTTGTATTATTATAAATAAGCGAATATTATGGCAAAATATAAAATAAAAAAACATCAATTAAAGGAATTTTTTGGATTATTTACCAAAAAATCTACACCTGCTAAACTTCAACAATTGATTGATAAAGACCCTACTTTAAAAAGATTGAAGGCTGATGTGGATAAATTAAATTCAAAGTATAAGCCAGAGATTGATAAACTTAGAGATGAAAAACCTGAAATGTTTAAAATGTTTCAGAGTTGGGGAATGATACCAATGGATTACAATTAATATATAGAAATTAATGGCTGAAAAACTATCAGATAGTGCAGATGAACTTAGGTTAGACCTTCTTAGAGAAATTGAAGAAACTAATCAACGTATTGAGGAGCAAAATAAAAAGGCTGCGGTTGTTGGTGCGGAAGAGCGTAAAAAGCTTGAAAAACGTATTGAGAGGGAGAAAGAAAAATTAAAGACTTTACAAAAACAAGTAAAACCATTAGAAGAACAAAATACATTAGCAGAAGAATATAGTGATTTACAGGATACTCTACAATCATCTTTTACAAAATTAGATGCCGGTGCTAGAAAATTAATATCTACTAATAAAATAGGTAGTACTGCATTTGCATCTCTTGCAGCAGATATATTAGATATGAAAGACCAGCAAGCTGGTTTATCTGAAGATGAATTAAAAGTTAGTCAACGAAAATTAGATGTGTATTCAAATTTATATACATCTATTACTAACCAAGCCGAAGCAGCTGCACAAACTAAAAATGAATTATTGGGTGTTACTGAACAAGCTAGTAGAAGGATGCATTTTGAAGAAAGTATAGCTGATTTAGGACCTGCAGAAAAAAAGAAACTAACTGATTTGTATAAATTAAATGAAAATTTAATATCACAAAACGAAAGATTAACAAAGATACAAGAAGAAGCAGATGATTTATATCAAAGATTGCCAGCATTTTTACAAGATGGTGTTGATATGGCTAAGAAATTAGCTAAAGGTATTTCAAGTGGACTTGGTCCTATTGTAATAATGGGAGCATTATTTGCGGCAGCATTGGTATCGTTTAGTGAAATACAGGCAGCTGGTAAAAAGTTTAGAGAAGAAACTGGTTTAACTAATTCTCAAACAAA